AAAAAAGGTACCAATAACCAGATTAGGTAAGTTTTTCGGCGGTGAAGATTTCACTCTTGATATCGATATGGGAGAAGAGTGGTTGGAGGGTGACATGAACTTTACTTTTGTTTTATATCGGATCGATAAATATAAAACTAAGACAGATGATGTTTATGGGGAAGCTTTACAAGATGGAATTCAATACTTACCTCCTGTTGAGTTAAAGGGGTATGTTCAAATTGTTGCCCCAACAAACCAAAGATTAGGTAATTCTAAGATTGAACAATCTGAACCAGGTAATTTAAAAGTTTCTGTTTATCAGAGAACTTTAGATGACTTACAGGTTGATATTAGTTTTGGTGATTATATTGGATACTATGAAACTGAAAGTCGAGTTAGATATTATTCTGTTAGTGATGATGGGAGGGTTAATTCAGATAACAGACATACATATGGAGGATATAAACCGTTTTACAGAACTATTATTGCAACACCTGTAACATCAAACGAATTTAGAGGAATATAATATGGGCTTCCCAAAACAAGTAAAAAAACAAATACAGTTAGTACCACCTAAAACTCTTTCTGCGAGGAGAGAACAACTTTTGGAATATATTAACAAAGACGGAACTTATTTACCTAAGTCGGTTTTACATGCTGACTTAGATAAGGGTATGCTTGAATTTGTTAAGGAAGAACTAAGAACTGTTGTTTCAGGTAAAGTTGTCCCTACTGTAGATATTCTTATTACAACACAAAACTGGTCTCAATTTACCGAAACTTGGAATTTTGTGGATTTGGATAAAAACGTATCGCCGCCATTTATTACTACTGTTAGAAATCCTGAGGTTAAGTATGGTTCAAACCCATCACTACTTTATACTATTCCAAATAGAAAACAATATTATTATGCCACTGTCCCTACTTGGGATGGACAAAGAAAAGGATTAGACATTTATACTATTCCCCAACCCGTACCTGTTGATATAACTTACAGTGTTAAGTTTGTTTGCAACAGAATGAGAGAATTGAACGAACTTAATAAAAACGTTCTTCAAAAATTTTCATCAAGACAGGCTTATACTTTTATTAAAGGACAATACGTTCCAATAGTTTTACAAAACATTTCAGATGAGTCTGTTGTGGATTTAGACAAGAGAAAATATTATGTTCAAAGTTATGATTTTTTAATGATGGGTTACTTGATTGATGAAGAGGAGTTTGAGATTAAACCTGCAATTTCAAGAACGGTTCAACTGTTAGAGGCGGCAACTCAATCAAGAGGTAAAAAGAAGTCTTATCCAAAAAATCCAAGTTACAAATATACCGCTGATTTATCTTTCGAAAGTAATGATAATGTTAGTGGTTGGGACGTGTATATTAATGATGATTATTATGGGTCAGATCTTACTAAAATTCAACTCACATCAGGTAACAATCTTACGTTGAATATCACACCAACAAATCCATCTTTAGATTCTCAAATTGTCTATATTGCGAGGTTAATTTAATCCTCTCCGTATAAATCTGTTTTTTCTTTACACTTTTCCATAATTAAATTTTCAAGAAACTTATAAATTTTCAAACCTCTTTTATCACAATACTTTTTGAGTGCGTTGTGAGACTCAATTGAGATTTTGAGATTCTTTATCTCTTTTGTCGTTTTTGACGTTGTTTTCATGGGCAGAAAAAAGGCAGAATAAAAGCGCCTAATTTATAAATACAATATAAAGAGTAAAGTTTTTTGCCTTTAATTTAATATTTATGTATAAATAAATCTGAACAGAATTTTTAAATAATGGCAACAGCAAGTAAAGTATTCGTTTCACCTGGTGTATACACAACAGAAACCGACCTATCATTCGTCGCGCAAAGTGTTGGTGTAACTACATTGGGGTTAGTAGGGGAAACCCTAAAAGGCCCAGCCTTCGAACCAATTTTCGTAACGAGTTTTGACGAATTCACAACTCTCTTTGGTGGCACATCCCCTGAAAAGTTTGTGAACACACAAATTCCTAAATATGAGGCGGCGTACATCGCAAAGTCTTACTTACAACAATCTAACCAATTGTTTGTAACTAGAATATTAGGATTATCAGGTTATGATGCGGGACCTTCTTGGTCTATTACCACAATCGCTAACGTGGACCCAACTACAGTTGGTGTTAATGTTACGACAGGTACTGCATTTGAAATGGACTTCTCAGGTTCAACTGGAGGTACAGTAAATTTAACACAAGATACAACACCAGATTATATTTGGGATGACTTAGGGTTACAATATCAACTTGAGAATGGAAATTTATCATCTCTTGAGGAGGACCTTACAACTCAATTAGTTGGTATTTTTAAAGATAACACCTTGTCAGGAACAAGTGCATATGTGTGGGGTTCTATTTCAGGAACAGTGTACAATGAATTAATTGCTGATGGTATTACAGGTTTAACTAACGTGTTTGGTTGTGATAACTTAGATCTTGATTCGGCAGACTTAACATCAGATAATAATGATGTTTGGTATTACGCAACATTTGTTAACCAAGCTAATAACGGTTATTCAGGTTATTCATTCTACACATCAATATCGGTACTTAATAGTTTAGGAAGTGGTAATTTTAACGGATCATTATCAGGTCAAATGTTCACATTCTCTGGTACTGCGTTCTCAGAATATAATGATGTTGTTGTTGCAACTTTAAGATCGAGAGGTATTAGTTTATACAATTCAACAAGTGCGGGTCCAACATATCAAGTATCAGGATTAACTGATGTCGGAATTAATACTGCGGGATCTTATTCTGCGATTACTAGAAATCCATTCTCTACGTTTGCGATAACGGGTACAACAATTGAAAATGAAACTTTCTCATTTGAGACTTCATTCCAAAATTCAGATTCTGAATATATTACAAAAGTATTCAGTGTTAGTAACTTTGCGAAATTAAGATACGAGGTTCCTTTATTTGTTGAGGAGGTTTATCAAACAATGTTAAACTGGTCTTACAACAAAGGATATATTCGTGGTTTAAATGTTGAGTTAACCGCATTACCTGAAGCAAGAGGTGGAGATACGTCTTCAATTGCTAATAACTTATTCCAATATCAAAGTCCTGAAACTCCATGGGTTGTTTCTGAACTTAGAGGTAATAAAGTTTATAATTTATTTAAATTTATTTCAATATCTGACGGAGATTCAGCAAACGTTGAGGTTAAAATCTCAATCATGAATATGTCATTCAACAACAGTACGTTTGACATTATGGTTAGAGATTTCTTTGACACAGACGCAAATCCTGTTGTACTTGAAAAATTCACAAACTGTACAATGGATCCTGATAGTAACTCATTTGTTGCTAAAAAGATTGGTTCTTCAAACGGTGAATATCCTTTGAATTCAGCATTTATTATGATTGAATTATCAGAAGAGTTCCCTGTTGATGCATTACCTTGTGGTTTTGAGGGTTATATTATGAGAGATTATTCTGGAGATATTTTATCACCAGTTCCTGTTTATAAAACAGAATATTATTATCCAGGTCAAGTTATCTACAATCCTCCATTTGGTACAACAAACGGTGGATCAAATGTGGTGACAAGTGCGGGGGATAACGTTAGAAGAACATTCTTAGGATTCTCAAGTTCTATCGGTGTCGATGAGTCATTCTTAATGTTTAAAGGTTTCCAAAATAACTTAAACCATTGTAATGTTATTGATGGTTCACCTTGGAATACTAAAACTAAAGGATTCCACATGGATTCAGGAGCAACGGTTGTAACTATCGGAAACGCATTTACAACTAGTGGTGAATCTGCTTTCTATGTTGGAGACGCAAGTTTCAATTCGGAACCAACACAACCTGAAAATCCATATTATAGATTATATGCTAGAAAATTCACTTTGTGTTTTGCAAAAGGATTTGACGGATGGGACATCTATAGAGAGTCAAGAACAAATACTGACGATTTTATCTTAGGAACTACAGGATATTTGAAAGGGGCTTGTCCTACTTCAAGATATCCAACAGCAACAGGATGGGGAGCGTTTAA